CATCACGAGGAGAATTAGCACGAGTAGGTATGTTAAAAGGACAACACGTAAGTCCATACCAACCATATACAAAAGGAGAACAAACACCTTGCACGCGCCACTGAATTTTACGCCATCTTATATACCGAAAAGTTGTAAGAGCTGCTTTAAAAGAAGACTCAAAAAACTGAGGTAATGGTATAGTAGTAAAAGTATCAGCAGAAGATCCAGTAAAGGCAAAGTCAGCCGCTTCCATCTCACGTTCGAGAATAGCTCTCGGTGTTTGATTGACATAAGGATTCGTAAACGTCGGACTAGGAAAATCCGGTGTTCTGGTCTGAACCTTATATTCTTCGATTCCAACTTCAAGAAGTCCATTGGATTCGGTAATAGGGGCAGGGAGGCCACCAATCTCTGTAGTTTCAACTTGTTCGCTGAGGAAGAGAAAGTTTTCCTGAAATACAATCCTCATTGTTTTCAGGCCTATTTTGCGTTTTCTATTTGGAGGCGCAGATACAGACGGAAACGCACCACTTGCAGTATGCATTCCTCCAAAAGGATGCTCAATTTACTCTTAGAGCTAGAGGTTCTTTTCCATTTTTGAAAGGGGAATGGTAACCCCAGAGGGAAAGTTATTTAACATAAAGACACCCCGTCAACAAAACGACGGTGATAGTGCTCGAACTCCTTAACTTTCCATGGTATATTACATCGGATGGAGTATTTGTAGAGGTTTTGTACTTCCTCATCAAACTTTTGTTTTCCATAATGATAGTATTCCATAGCTGCTTGTTCTACATTAATGGAGAGCTGCTGTTCAACAGTTACTCCACGTTTAGGCTTGCGAATCCAAAGCAACATTTGAGCAATACTATCTTCTGAGAGTTGGGCATGATAGAGCGAATCGTTCTCATCCCATTTTTTGAACTTTCTGCAAAGAAATTCTAACTGATCAATAGTGATAAAGTCAGAAGAAATCTCAGTTTTCTCCGCAGTTGTATACGTCATCCCAAAGTTCTTAGAGATAAATTCTCCAAGTTTCAACATCGTAAAATGGTCTTTTATGGCATCAGATACGCTCCAAGCGTTATCATCACCATAAAACCAAGTCGCGAGGTGATCCTCACGGAGAAGCTGCAACGAATGCTCTTGGCAGACTGATTCAAAGTAGAAGTTAAAAATAACTACATTTACGAACGAGTTTATAAAACCCGTAAGCCAGCCACCTGAGGAATTCATCCAGTCCATAAGGTATGCTTCCGTTCCAATAACAATGACAGGGGCAACGGCAGACATACAGATACAATAAAGGTACCAATCCCATTTGGGATTAGTGAGATACCACATGGTGTACAAACGAAGACATTTATACATAAGGAAAGCAAATTCAGAAACAATAGATGTATCATAGTTACTGAAGTCGCCACCTCCAAGATTGGGAAATTTCATCAATTTACGGATAAGGAAGGTCCAATCTTTTCCATGAGGATTCACACCAATAGCCACATCGGAGGTACCGAGATGTTCTTTCATGAAGGATACTATATCACCCATGATCATAATTGTTGCTACCAAATGAGCAAATCCGCCAACACAAAAGAGTCTCGTTTTACCGAGTCGAACTCTTAACTCGTCACGAATTTCGTCTTTAAGACAAGCAGCAACAACATTTCTAGGTTCGAAACCACAATCCATAGCAGTAAATACTTGAAGAACAGCAGCTCGAACAAGGGGATGTATCCAGGTAACTTTTCCAGTAAGCTCATCAACAGTCCACATCTCAGTACGAGATTTGAATCCGAGAGCTTTCATATCGTGACCTATAGCAGTATCACGTGTTAAGAACTCGAGAGCTTGCTCAATCGAGAGAAGTTGAAATTCTTTTCGGACAAGGGGTGTAAATCCAGCAAAACATTTTTCAGGTTCCTTTTCTGCAAATTCTAACAAATTTTTAGGAAACAATGTTCGAGGCGGAGATACTATTTTTGTAACGGCATTTTCCAAGGGCCGCACAACCTTAACTTCGTCTTTTAAGACGGATACGGTAACATTCATCGGTGTGTCATCGTCTTCGAAAATAGTAGGTTTCAAAAGAGCAGGAAACCCAGTAATCGGTTTTATAGGAGGTAAATCATGATTTCCCTGAAAGGGAGATGGAATGATGTTAGATTCGGAAGGGATAAAGGAGGGAACTTGTACTTCTCCGAGAGCTTGGAGACGTCCAGCAAAAGCTTGTTTGAACGTTCCTTTAGTCTCAGAAACGCAAGGTGGTAACCATGCTCCTTTTTTCGTGACACATTGATAAGTAGGAGTAGAAGATGACTGGTAAGCAGTCTCAATCTTCTTATCACTTTCAAACAACGGACAAACGTAAGAATCTTCTTGAAGACGAGCAAAATGTGTGCCTAGAACAAAAACTTTCCCAGTTGTTCTATCACAGCAAACATAAGGAAGACTGCAATCTCCTCTTTCTCCTTGCGCACCAACACAAAGAAGAAAATCATCGATTTTCCATCTAACAGATTTGCCTTCAGTAGTAGTAAGTTGATCCTCATAACCAACACCAGGCTTAAGTCCATTTCCAGTAATGCATTGGATATTAGTAACACCTTTGCGAATGGTTTTATGTACACGGGCTACCTGATAACGATCAAGATCAAAAGAGGCAAAATCTATTTTAGACATGAAGTTGAGCGAGGGATAAGGTGAAACGTTGTTAGGAAGATCCATAACACATTGATCACGACCATCAAGTTTTGTAATACAAACGCGGTCGTGAGCAAGTCTATGAAGAACTTCTTCTCCATTTAACATCTCCACTTCCTGAAAATTTCTTCCATTGCACTCGAAGAAATGTCCAGTAATAAAAGCACGTCGATTAGACATTAATCCGTAAGTTGAAGCAGACTTTCCATCTGCGTAAATGAATCGAAATCCAAGAATATTAGTACCAACCTTATTGATATGAGCAACAATATTTTGTTGCATAGATGTTTGATACTTCACTTGGGTATGTTCGGGTAACTTTTCGAATTCACCAACTTTAAATTTATGATGCTTAGTTTTCGTACCTACAGTACCATCAGAAGCACGAGTTGCTTTTATCTTCTTATCGCCAGACTTCTTCTTACGAGCTTGAAATCGAACTTTGTGGGCCTTATTTAACCGGGCCAATTGACCTTTAGAGAGAGACTGTATTTCTACTAGTGGCTCTGGAGTTCGATATACATAACCAAGAAGAGCCTGTATTCCATAATAAGTAAGGCAAAAAGCCAACGTGAAAGTTATTGTTGAAACACAAGCTTGAAAAATCCAGCGATTTTTATCATCTTCCTGTAACCAATTTTCAAGATCGTAAAGTAATGAAGTGAGTATAGAAACTTGACTATTCATAACATTACGTTTCTCAAACTTGTCACAAACAAAGGTAAAAGTTGGAAGATTGGTAATATTTCTAAAGCATTCGAAAGCAAAGAGACAATATTCGCGAAGCTCCGATCCAGGAACTCCCATGGGCAAGGGAAGAGGGGCTTGGTGACGTCGAGCTTGAACTATCTTTGAAAGATAATAGGAAAAAGCTCCTTGTTCATTTCGATCCCATAATTTGCCTAAAGTCGAAGCATATTCAGAATGGGAAGCGTAAACATTTAGTTCATTATTAAAAACATTACGATTTATCATAAGAGCATCAGTTTGCAAGTAATGATATAGCAAATAAAGATTAGCTCTTATCCTATTCGGTCTATTCGGAGACCACAAATCTTCTAAGGAATGGTTAAATAATCCTTTGTCATCTTTCAAAAATTCTCTCATATTGTTGAACTTGGGAGAGCTAGCAAGGATCATGTCAGTTTCAAAAGCATTGGCAAAATCCTCAACTTGGTTATAATCATATATATGTTCAACATCACATGGAGAAGTTTGTGGATATTGAGAAGCAAAAGCTCGTTTAGTCGTTTCCTTAAAAAATGGAAAGGGCATAGGGGAAACTATCGTTTGGATTCGTTTTATACGAGACATTTCAGAAGCAGTGACCGTATTAGTCATCCAAGAACGAGAATGCTTCTCTTCAGTTTTCGATGACCATGGAAAGTCATCACCACCCTGATATTCAACAGGGAGGTCTTCAATGTATTCCAACTCAATTTTAGGAAGTTGCAAACATTGGGGTAATTTATCATTATCCTCTGACACAAAGATATCGAACAAGTGAGTTCGGATAACTTTGAGTAGGGCCTGCGGTATTCGTTGACCAAGAGAAGAAAGCGGAAAGGAGGGATGTTGTTTGGCTAATTTTCGAGAAAGCCAAATAAATTGATGAAAAGGATCTCCTTTTTCCAATTTCTTAGTCAAGGCAAGAATAAATTCAGCGAGGATTTTCTCCTCGTGAGCAGTTAAACTTAAGGTAGGAACAGTAAACATTAATTGTTCAAACTCAGGATGGAGCTTAAGAACATTAAACATTTGAACTGCTTTTGTATAATAACCTTTACAGTCTAACAGGGAACGAAGTGTGTAGGTATGTTTTGTTTTGGGGTCTTCCCACACCTCCTGCTGAGTTTGAGAGCTTTGCGAGCTTTCAGAATCAGAAGGATCAAGACCATCATCATCTCCGAGAGAACCGGAGGAAGAAGAACCAGAAGAACTAGAATTACCAGGAGCT